GGCCGGTCCCGAGGGCGACAGCGAGATTGACGACCTCTTGGCCTGACGGGGCCGCTTAAAAGTTGAATGTTTCACCATCAGGTGAGAGTATCGAGCCTACCCGGGGAACGCACCGGGCAGCGCGACGAAGCAGGGAGCGAGCAGGACATGCCAGACGACGCAGCGGACAGCCTCCGCGCTACGGGTGGCCCCTTCGACATCATCTTGGCGGACCCGCCCTGGCGGTTCACATCGAACACCCCCGACCGCCCGGGGAAGAACGCGATGGGGCACTACCGTTGCCTGCCGTTGGCTGACATTCAGGCGCTCCCCGTGTCCGAGATCGCCGCCAAGGACGCCCTGCTGCTTCTCTGGGTGACGGTCCCGTTCCTCGAACACGGGGTCGCCACCGCCCGGGCCTGGGGCTTCCGGTACGTCTCGGAGATCGTGTGGACCAAGGACAGGATCGGAACCGGGTTTTGGGTCAGAAACCGGCACGAGGTCGTGCTGGTCTGCAAGCGCGGAAAGTTCCCGTGCCCTCGCCCGGCCCCGTTCCCGGATTCCGTCATCGTCGGCCAACAGCGCGAACACAGCCGCAAACCCGACCGCCTGCACGACATGGTGGCCGAGGTCGAGGCGTGGGCCGACCTGAACAAGCTGGAGATGTTCGCCCGGGAAAGCCGCCCCGGGTGGACGACATGGGGTGACGAAGCGACGAAGTTCGACCCCAAAACGAAACGCCGCGACGACTCGGGACTCGACGCCCTGCTCGGGCCGGAGCCGTCGATCGAGGAACTGTTGGCATAAAGGAAAGGAGGAGCAGATGGACAGTATGGCCGACCTGGACTGGTCTCGCGTTGCATGGACCGGGAGCCGGTACATCGACGTTCTGGAACCCGACCCGGGGGACATAATCTTGGAGGAGGTTGCGGTCGGGCTATCCCGGCAGACCCGCTTTGGCGGCGCCGCAACGTCGAGAACGTGGAGCGTCCTGCACCACTCAATCCTCTGCCTGCACTACGCCGAGCAGGACCACAAGTTCCACCCGGCGACGTTGCTCGCCATCCTTCTGCACGACGGGCCGGAGTACATCCTCCGAGACCTCCCGGCGCCGGTGAAGAACTGGTGCCCGGACTACACCGCCATCGAGGCCAATTGGGCGCGGGCATTCGCGGCCCGTTTCGGGGCATCGGAGGGGGTCCCGAGCCTCGTCAAGAGGTACGATCTTCTGGCCCTCGCGTCGGAAAAGGAAGCGTTCATTTCGCGCGCCGCGGGGGCCTGGCCGGGCCTCCCCGAGCCGAGGGACATCCCCCTCGCCATCGCGGACATGGCCGCACATGAAGCGGTTGACTTTTTCTGCCGCAAAGTGAACAAACTTTCCCCCGCAATACCGGGGGGAGAGCAGCCCCGTCCAGAGATTTTTCGGTAAACCGGAGGTAACGCGCCGTGAAGATTGGCAGCATCAAGGCCCCCCGTGAGGGGCTTCGGTCGAGGATTGCCGCGCTTGATTTCGTCAACGCCAAACGCGACGGGACGCTGGACTTATGGTCGCCGCCCCGATCCGGCGACGCGCGCGAACTGTGCGAACGCGGGCGCCATTGCGCCGCGGGGTGGGTGAAGGTGATGCGCGAATCCGGCTTCCCCGGGCAGATCGTCCACCTGTTCGATGCGTACCGGGCCGAACTGGTCTTGCCGGGTCCCGCCCTGGCCGGGCTGCTTTATGAGTTCGGCAAGATCATCCAGGCGTCCCCCAAGACCGGCCCCCTGCGGCAGGTGTCAGCGGGAGAGCGGGGGCGCGGAGAGACGTTCGGGGCGTTGATGTGTGAATCCGTTCGGATGACGCGCTGGCCGATGTTCCTTGCGGCATTCCCGCCGCCCGGAGTCGTCAGCGACACCTTCGCCGCCGCCGCGATGACTCATGTAGGAGAGGTTCTGATCGCGGCCCCCGTGAACGCGACGACGTACCTCGAAGGGGCCTACGGCGCTGAATAGCTACGAGCGGTCCTTGATCTCAACCAGGAGCCGGAAGGTTTCGCGGTACACGTCGCGCCCCCGGCTGACAAACGGGCAGTCGGCATAGACGGTCAGCACGACCACCCCTACCAGCCCCGGCTCGATAAATTCGGGGACCGAGATTACGACCTCGATCGTCTCGAACTCGGTCCCCAAATCAAGCTGCTCAAACCCATACACCAGTTCGACGGGGAACTCCCGGCCATCGGGTAGGACGATGCGCGGGCGGGCGCCCTTGAGGGTGCAGGCGGCCCCGGACTGCGTTCTGCGGCCCCGCAGGTAGACTTGGCAGTTCTCCCCGGCGAAACACCCGCCCACGGCGTCTGTGAGTCGCTGGCTGTGATCCGGCGCCCATTCGACAACCGCCTCGGTCTGGAGCCGAAGTACCTCCAGGCTGTCTAGGACCTGGCGCAACCCCTCGGACAGTTCTGCGAGCGTCTGCTCCGTCCTCTGGCGATAGTCCGGTAGCCCGACGAGGGTATCCGCGATCTCCGCGTCGCTTAGGGCCATCATGGAAGTTATGAACGCCGCCGCGCCGCCCTTGGCCAGCCACCACGTCGCGCCGGCCGTGGCCGAGCAGAACCCGCCAACCAGCGCCATCAGCCCAAGGTGCCGGTTGGTCCACCGTATCCAGTTGTTCACGCGCTCGACTCCCTGAACCACCGCCGGACGAAGCGGGGCTGCGGGGCGAGCCAGCCGACCGTGCCGGCGAACATCAGCACAAAGCCGGCCCACACGAGCCACGCGGAGTCCCCCTCGTAAACGACCTGTTCCAGCCGCTCGACGCGCTCACATTGGAGGGTCACGGTGTCGTTCGACTGCCTCGATGTCTGTTCCAGGCGCCCGATAGACCGGCTCCGGGCCACTGGCCGCGCGATCTGGTCCACCGACCGGCTCTGGCCGATAGTCTGGCTGTTCTCGGCCCCGGCCTGGACGTTCGCGGCGACCTTCGGCCCGCCCCCGGCCAGCACGGACAGGGGACTCGGGGCGCAGGAAACCGTCGCCGCCAGGGAGAGCGCGGCGAGCGGCCGCATCACTGGCCTGTCTCCCGGACGATTTTGAACCGGCCGCGCACGATCAGGACCACGCCTGCCACGATCACCCCGAGCGCGGCGAGTGCGTAGGGGTCGCGCACCTTATCCAGGAGGGGCAGGATGGACGACGCCGCGCCGCCGAGCCCGGTGAGAACCGCCCCCCAGGTGATGCTGTCCGTCTTTGGAGGGGCCTTGGCCGGGGTCGCGTCCGGCACGTCCTCGACCATCGCGGACCCCACCGCGGCCTTTCGGGCCTCCTCGATCGCCTGAACGAACTCCCAGTAGTACCCGGCGATCAGATCGGCCTTGTCCGTGCCGTTGACGACTCTCCGGGCACCGACCGGATCGTCCGTGCGCTCGTTGAAATAGTCCTCCAGAGCCTTCCCGGTGAAGTCGCCCTTGTTGGATATGCCTCGGATCATCCCCTCGATCAGGATGCGCTTGCTGACCTTCGGGTCGAGGGCCATATCGGGCTTCGCATAGAGCGGGAGGCCGAGAACCGTGCCCATGCGTTTGTAGTTCTCGCCCCAAGTCAGTTGCACGTCGCCGCGACCGTAGTAGACCTGCCCGAACCGGCCTTCCGGCTTCCCGTAGCGCCGGCTCGCAATCCGGCGGCGGGCCTCCTTGTCAGACCGGGCGAAGGTCTCTCGAACGGGCTGCATCCGCCCGCCGGTTTCGTGGAAGTCGGTCGCCAGGATGTAGGCGAGATGCCGATCGTCCCCCGTCCCGTGCTGCCCCCACAGATCGAGCAGGGTGTTCATGCCCTCGACCTGGCTTTGTGATAAGCGACCCGGGAAAGGCCCGTCGCGGACGTGGGCGAAAAAGACTTTTCGGTCGAGCATGGCCGCCTCCTGATTCACCTTTCAGGTAGCACTGTAGCTGAAAGGTGAATTTCGAGGAACTGGAAAAACGCCGGTCAGTCGTTGATCGGGGTGAACCCCGCGGGCGCCGGATACGCCATGCTGGAGGCACTCGCGTGGACCTCGACTGCGCAACCAAGCTGGTGGCAGTTGACGGCCAGGTGCGGCGTGTCAAACGCCTTCTGCTCCGTCCCGGGGTCCACTCCGGGGGTGTCGGCCCACGTTCCGTTGACCCCGTACCAGAGTTCGCCCGTCGCGGCGTCGAAAGCGAATTGCCACACGTCGCCCGCCCCGCCGCCGGGCGTATCCAGGCCGCCGGGGCTTCCCGGGCCGTACACCCGCGTGAATGTGCTGTTGTACTGCTGGACCGCCAGCCCCAACTCGTGAATCCCCGTCCCTTCCGCCTCGGTGTTTGCGAGGATGCGGTCGCTGGCCTCGATCACGCCGCAGACAAGGGTCGAACCGGCATTCCCTGACAGGGATACCTCCCAACAGGACTTCCCTGCCAGGGGGCGATCCCCCGGGACGAAATACCGCAGCGACAAACTATAGGTGTCGTTCCACACCCGCCGCGAGCGGACCTTGTACCCCACGGGGGCAAAGAAGGGGTCGAACCGCATAGGAGGTTCGGCTGCGGCGTCCTCGCCGTCTGCGGCTACACTGGCGATCAGATGGGGTATCATGTCAGAACCGAGGGAATTTCTCGGTGGGGACCGGGATATTCGAGTCCGTGTCGTACCGCCCTACCCCCTTCGTGACCCTGATCTCGTCAAGGTAGCCTCGCCACCGAACGTAGGTGGTTCTGTTTGCCCACCCCACGCGGAGATTGAAGCTGGAGGAGAAGCCTTCGTCCGCGAAGTCGGTACTCTTACCCTCCATCACACCGTCCAGGAACAGGCGCAGGGTCCCGCCGTTCCGGCTGACGGCGAAGTAGTGCCAGCCGGAACTGCTGCCGATGTCCGTGGTGCCCACCACTTCCTTGTAGATAGGGGTGCCCTGCTCAATATCACTAATGTACGACCAAGTGAGAGGGGTTCCCGGGGTGTCCGGGACAAACAGCCCCCATGTTCCCCACCACCCGGCGTCCCAGTTTCCCATCAACCAGCGTGCGAAACTTGTGCTGACGCTGGTGAGATTGAAGAAGCCCTCGATGGTGAAGTCCCCCGTACCGAAGTCCATTCCTGTGTCCGCCGGGGAGCCGAGTTGGAGGTGGCTGCTGCCGTCGAAGTGCCCGGCCTGGCCGAACATCTTGTTCGTGGAGTCGAGCGTGGGGCTGTTGGTTGGCGTCACGGCAACCGAATTTGGCCCCTCGTCCGCGAACGACCCGTCGAACCCCAGGAGGAGCGACACGTTCGACCAATGCGGGTCGCCACCACCGCCGCCGCCGTTCCCGCCGCCGTTCCCGCCGCCGTTCCCGCCGCCCGCGCCCGTGGCGGACGCGGCCACTGTCCCAAGAAGCAGGTTCGTCATGCCGAGAGGTCCCCGATCAGGTAGTAGGTGTTCGCCGCGTCGGTGTCCGGTATGAGGGTCGCCGCCGAGAACTGCCCGGTCAGTTTCAGGTTCCCGCCGGCGCTGTTGATCGTGACCCCGGTATCCTCAACGAAGGTCACGTCGGCCGTGCCGGTTGCGATCACCGTCACCGGCTCGGTCCCGGTCAGGCCCGCTTGAACCGTCACGTCGCCCGCCGCCGAGAAGTTGGCCCGGATCACGTTGTTGCCCGCCAGGTGGGCGTTTGTGATCGAGAAGTCGGAAGTCTCCTCGCTCTGCACCATCGCGCCGCTGGTCACGAGGGGGGTCCATCCCGAGCCGTCGAAGCGGTAGTGGGCGCCCTCGTCCTTGACGTAGGCGATCCACCCGGCCTGCGGCGTGATGTAATACCATTGCTCGGACCCCACGGGGCCGTCCCACACGGCGATCTCGTTCGGGTGGGTGCCGTCGCCGGAATCCACGATGTAGATGTCCCCAGTCGAAGGTGTGCCTGGGAGAGCCGCGTCGCGGTCCTCGACCACGATCTGCGACAGGGCCGACAAGAGCCGGAGGTTCGAGTCCATGCCGTCCTTGTAAGCCGATCCGAGGTCCCAAAAGCCGGTCAATCCAATGCCGGGCAGAGTGCGTTCTCCTGCCATGTTTACGCTCCGTAACTGTTTCCATAGTTCAGGCCGTACCCGCTCCCTGCGGGTCCGCCCGTGAATCCCCCGCGGCGCCAGATGTGGAGCATCTTGGCCGCTTGGGTCGATCGTCGGCTGAACCGCACGCGGATCATGGGGCCGCGTCCGAATACGCCACCACCAGGCTCTCGGTGTCGTCGGACAGCGAGCGGACGAACACCTTATCGCCGGTTTCGAGTTGGTCGAAGCTGACCTCCTCGACCTCGCCGCTAGTCAGGATGAGGCCCACCCGGCTTGTGCTGGCAGGCTTGGTCTTGGCGATGGCGACCACGACCGTTCCGTAGGTCTGGAGTTGTAGGAAAGCGCGAGCCGTGCCGCTCGCTACCTCCGTGAAGTCCGAGGGCGTCGCCTCGACCGAAACCATTGTCGTCATGCTGAACTCCTCTTTTGGGTGACATTACACCTTTCAGGGGGCCGTGGAAAGCCTATCCGTAGTGGTCCCCGAAGTTGTTTCCGAAGCCGATCGCCGCGCCGCCGTAGCTGGCACCGTACCGATGGCCGTAGCCGTAGCCGAGGTCAATCAGTTGCTCGTGGGCCTGTAGCGACTCCAGCCCGTCGCGCTCCGAGCGAACCCGGATCAGCCCCCTGATCGCGTTCCCAAACGCCGCCCCGGGCACCGTGAAGGACTCCCCGGTCAAACCGGAGTAGGTGGTCAGCACCGCCCCGTCGTAGGCGTCGATCACTTCGATCTTGGTGGTCTGCCCGGCCTCCGGCGGCACGCCCGGGTCGTCCCAAGGCAGGGTCACGGTCTCCTCGGTGATCCGGTTCCGGTTCGACCAAGTTACCTCGTACTGCTCGGCCACCGAGACCGTGGCCCACGGCACGCCGTTGATCCTGACATTCGCCGGCCGCGTGGGCAGGTGCGCCCTGTCGGTCGCCGTATAGGACGAGCGGCTGACCGCCGCTGGCGGATACTCCCCGCGCGGCGTAACCATCGTCATTCGGTACTCGATTTCCTCGAACGTCGCCCGGGGCGTGGTCTCGACAATCCTCGCGCCGGAGGGGATCAGTTGAACCGGGGTCCCCTCGGCCCACGGTCGGGGCACCGTGTCGAGGACGCCCCTGCGGACGGTCCAGGTCCGAGCGCCGTCGTCATACTCGACCAGGTGCGCGAGTTCGAGGGAGTCCGACGACGCGCCCCACGGGCCGATGACGATCAGGTCGCCGGGTTCTGGCGCGGTTCCCGCGCCCGAAAACGCGAGTCCAGAGACGGTTTCCGCCTCGCGCGGCCACGCCTCGGCAAGGGAAGCCGTCGGCACGAAATCCATCTGCCCGAGGAGGGCTTCGTCCGTCTCCCCGAGCGTGTCTGTAACGTCGCCGTAAAAGTTGAAATGCGTCGCGCTCGGGTTCCCCGTGCTGCCGAGGAACGCCACGGCGGCCTCGGACTCATCCAGGCCGTCGAACCCGAAGGCGGACGCCGCGAAGTAGGGAAGCGTGATCGGCCTGATAGCCTCGATCCGGGTCGGGCGCTGGTCTCCGGTCCCGCTCGCGGGCACGGGCACGGCGCGCGTCAGGGGCTTGCGCAGGGAGAAAACATCTTCGGTCAGGGTGATCTTGATCGAAGAGTCGCCCACCTTGCCGTAGTCGATCGCCGTCACGCGCATGATTAGTTCGTCGGCGTCGTGGTCCGGGCTGTAGAATTTCAGCACGTCCCCGGGCCGCACGCTCCACTGGCTCCGGTCGGCCTCGACTTCCGCCGTGGCGAGCGGGGCGGTCTCTGCGATCACGTC